AATGACAGACATCGCTTACAAATCTACCATAGGAACAGGGGGTTTTATCGCCACCATCGAACTAGGTCACATTAACGAACTTCTAGGACTAGTCGTGGGTCTTGCTACTCTAGTCTATATGACTGCATCCGCAATCAAAGTAATCAAGGAACTCCGAGATAAAGATTGATATGACACCAGAACTTTTAGCAATGCTTGGCGGCGGTGTGAGTGGCTTCATCATGAAGATGATCGCTAACCAAGCGGAGACACAAGCTCGACTATTCGAGCAGACCTTAGCGAAGCAGCAGTCGGCAGACGTATCTGCGGATAAGGCAGCAGGCAGAGGAGGCGTATTCATGCGTCGAGTAATTACGTTTGTCGTTCTCTTCGCTATAGTAGTCGTCCCTACAGTCATCGCATTTACGGACATCGGAGTAAGTATCAATCGCGAGACATCGGGAATCTTCGGAATGTTTAAGACTGTAAAGTGGGATCAGATAAGCGGATATGTAATCCTTCCCGAAGTTCGACAAGCTGCTCTCGCTATCGTCGGCTTCTACTTCGGCTCGTCGCAGGTCAAATAACTTATGGCTTTGACCAAATCACAAAGTGATGCAATTGCTGCGTACATTGAAGTTGGCACCTTCAGAGGTGCAGCCAAAAAGCTTGGCAAGGCTGAAACTACAATCAGAAATATGATCAAACGGCTGGAAAGGCTTGGTCAAGTCCCTTGGAAATCGGAGGCACCAACACCGGCCCACTTGTCAGTTGGAAAAACAACTGTGCAATACGACGCTGCCGGCAATGTGATCCAAGAATGGCGTAGGCTACACCCGGAAACTCAAGGCATGCAGGAGTTTGTGGACGGGCTGTGCGATCAAGTCAAAGGCTTGGGTAAAGCACCCGTAAGAAAGGCCAAAAAGACAGACACAGATGAATTGCTTTTCGAGTTGGACATTTTCGATGCACACGTTGGTATGTACGCCGACGAAAAAGAAACAAAGGATGCTGATTACAACTGTGATATTGCAGCGGCCCGAATGGTACAGGCCGCCGAGGGTTTAGCCGCAAGAGCAAGACGGCCAGGAAAATGCGTCTTGGTATTCGGAGGTGACATGATGCACAGCGACAACCGAAGCAACCAGACAGAGGCCAGTGGGCACGTGCTTGACGTTGATACCCGGTACCACAGGGTAGTGGAGTACTTGATTAGGGCTTGTAAGGACGTTGTCCAGATCGCCGCATCTATTGCCTCAGAAGTGGAGATTGTTGTTCTTGAGGGTAATCACTCTTGGCACTCCGAGGTGTGGCTTTCGCGGGTTCTAGATGCCTATTACAGCCAATGTCCAAACATAAAGGTCAAATCTGATCCATCCCCCAGGAAGCACTTGGTGTTCGGCGACAATTTATTATTGTGGGCGCACGGCGACAGGATTGCGGCACAAAAGTGGCCATTGATTATCGCCGCTGAGTTTGCCAAGGAGTGGGGCCAAACAAAGTACAGGCACTTGAAGTGTGGTCACATACACCATAAAAAGACAATTGCACCAGTTGTTATTGATGAGCAGTCGGGATTGGTGGTCGAATATTTGGAGGCACTTTGTGCTACAGATGCATGGCACTCCGGAGCTGGTTTTGTTGGAAGCCAGAAGGGGGCAAGTGCGTTTGAATATCACAAGACCGAGGGGTTAATGACACGATATTTTAAATCTATATGAAAATAATTGCGCTCAATGGAGCTAAAACAGTTGGTAAAACAACAATCGCCAATGCGTTAAAATTCAGGAGTTCGGAAGTAGAAATATTGTCATTTGCGACACCATTGCGAGCTATGCTTAGGGCCATCGGGGTAGAGGACTATTATTTGAATGTGGCCAAAGAGGATGAGGTCCCCGGCCTCGGGAGCTCGGCCAGGGAAATGCTTTGCACCTTAGGCACCGAGTGGGGCCGAGAGATGATTAATGGGTCAATTTGGCTGTGGGCAATGGAAAACCAAATTAAAGAGGCTGTGGGCAATTCTAAAAACCCAGAAGACTTGGTAATTGTTATTGATGATTGTAGGTTTGCAAACGAGGCGCGATGGGTAAGGTCAGAAGGTGGTAAAGTAATTTATTTGCACCGGGATGGGATCAATTTTGAGGTTGGCGGGCACAGTAGTGAAGTCCAGCTTCCTGATGATTTGGTTGATTGCGCTGTTGATGCGGGGCAAATCCAAAATTGTGTAAATAAAATCCTTTCAATTTAACCTTCAATAGTTTAGATATCTTTTATGCCAAATGATGCGTATAGTGCAGCAATTAAAGAGGCCTATGCCTCAGCTCCAACAGACTTAGTCATAATTGATACTCTTGAGATAAGCCACCCAGATCTCCCTGGTGACTCCATATGGCTTTCAAAAAGCTTGGTTGATTATACCCTGACACTTGAGGATGGTGTTACAAACCAACTCTTTAGCGCGACAGGTTTTGAATTTAAATTGCCGACGGCCAGCGAAAATGGTCTGCAAGAGCTAAACATCGTAATAGACAACGTTGACAGGCGGATAAGTGAGTTCATGGACACCGTTAAAAACTCTAAGGACCCGGTTAAAATCACATACAGACCATATTTGTCCACTGATTTAACAGCACCACAACTTGACCCACCGCTGGTTTTAAATATGACAGACGTTAAAGCGGATGTATTTAAGGTTACCGCAAGAGCAACATTTGCTGATCTTTTAAATAAGAAGCACCCATTACAGATGTACTCAAGATCCAGGTTCCCCAGTTTGGGGGGATCATAGCGGAATGGAAAAGCATTGGGCCATTGATTACATCGGTCTCCCTTGGGTGGCGGGGGGATTGGGACCGGAAGAGTTTGACTGCTGGGGCCTGGTTATAAATGTCTATTCAAAATTCAAAGGTATTGACCTCCCAAGGATGCCAGGTGTCGATCCCAGAAACCCTGTTGAAGTTTACAAAGAGATAGCAATAAGGAAAAAAATAGATGCCTGTAAAAACATGGGAGTTTATCAAGTTGAAGACCCACAAGAGTTTGACATTGCCTTACTTGGCAGGTCTAATCGGTATCATCATGTTGGAGTTTTTACAGAAGAATCAGGAAGTGGTATTGTTCACTGTTCAGAATCTTCCGGCGTAGTATTTGAGAGCCGCTCACAACTTAAAGTGCAGAGGTACAACAAAATTTTATATTTTAGACATGGCAAAAGTAATCCACATAACTAACCCGCTTTCAAAAGAAATTGAAAAGATTTTTGATTTTGAGCCTGGCGAGACTGTTTTAGATGTGGCCGCCAAGTTGTACGGGAAAGGCAACGTCGATTTTGAGCTTCCAACGATTTGTTTGGTAGGTGACAAACCTTTGTTGAGAGATCAGTGGGGCTCATACGTTCCAGAAGACTCCGATATTGTCAGCTTTGTTGCTGTTACGGGAGCGGACATAGTCATTTACGTAATTATAGCAGTTGTTGTTTCGGTAGCGGTAAGCTTAATATTCACGGTAACGCCACCCAAAATGGGGGCAATACCTGAACCGGACCCTGTATTCACGCTCCGTGGCCAAACTAACAAGGTCAAGCTAGGTGACCCAATTGAGGATCATTATGGGCGAGTGCGTATTTTCCCGTCCTATGCCGCGATATCATACAACAAGTATATAAACAATGAGCAGTACCTTTACTCATTATTTTGTATCGGACAGGGTTCCTATGAAATTGAAGAAGTACTTATTGAGGATACCAACATCGGTAATTTTGATGATGCGGAGTATGTCATTTATGGCCCAGGTGAAACCGTTGATTTATTTAGGGACAATGTTGAAACTTCTAGTGAGGTTGCGTCTGTTGAGATGTTTGGCCCAAATGAGCCTGAATATGACTCTTGGATAGGACCATTTTCAGCTAGTGGGCCACTAACTTCATCAGACATCCTGGAGGTAGATGTGACTATTCCATCGGGGCTTGGTTATTCCAATGATGATGGGGGTTTGAATAACCGAACAATCACCGCAACTTTTCAATATAGGCAAATTGATCAAAACGGCGACCCAGTTGGGAATTGGCTCACACTACAAAATTTCTCAAAGACACTAAGAACTGTAACCCCACAAAGGTACACCCTGACAAAAGTGGTCCCGTCTGGTAGATATGAGGTTCGGGCCAGAAGGACTAATAATAAGGACACAAACTTCCGCGCAAACAACACTCTGCAATGGGAAAGCTTACGAGCCTTTTTACCAAATGTTGGAAACTACGGGGAGGTTACATTATTAGCTTTAAGAGCACGGGCCAGCAATAGTTTGAATGATAGCTCAAGAAGCCAGGTCAATTTATTTGCCACCCGGAAGCTGCCGATTTGGAATGGTGCCCAATGGTCAAATCCTACGGCAACTCGTTCCGCTGTGTGGGCGATGGCTAATATTTTCAGAGCTGTTTATGGGGGCAAAATTACTGAGGATAAATTTTTTGACCTTGAGGATTTTGTTTTAAAAGACCAACAACTTGCCGCCGAAGGCAGATATTTTGATTGGACATTTGATACCAGATCGACGGTTTGGGATGATGCTGTTATGGCCTGTAGGGCCGTTCGTGCTAAACCGTTATTAAGAGGTTCAATTATAACAATTGCTTTAGAGAGAGCAAAAACAATACCTACTGCTGTTTTTGGTCCAAACAATATTATTCAGGGGTCCCTTGAATGGGATATAAAAATATACAATCAAAATGAATATGATGGTGTTGAAGCCGAGTATGTTGACCCTGTAACCTGGAAACAAGAGGTTTTAGAATGCGCTTTGCCTGACTCTAATGCGGATTTCTTAGAGCCAATAAAATTTCCAGGTGTGACTGACCGGGACATTGCCTACCGTGAGGGCATGTATGAAGAGAGCAAGCGCCGATACAATAGAGAAAATGTGACTTTCTCTACAGGTATGGAGGGTCACATACCAACTTGGGGCGATCTAATACTGGTCCAGCATGATCTGCCTAAATGGGGCCAGGGTGGAAGGCTGTTGGCAATTGACGGCCTGATATTACAACTTGATAGTGAGGTCACTTTCGAACCCGGGGAAATACACCAGGTCGTTTTGAAAGATAAAGCAGGTGCCACCTCAGGTCCACACATAGTAACTGAGGTTTCAGGGAACAGCTACAAAGTTCAACTGCAAAGCTCCATAGACATAAGTGTGTTTGATTTTTCTGAAACACATGAAAGACCTATTTTTGCATTTGGTGTGCAGAACCTTGAAGGGAAACTTCTTACAGTTGTTGATGTTACCACCAACGGGGAAGAAGAGATTTCAATAACTGGTGTCAACTATGACTCAAGAGTTTTTTATTACGATACTTTATCACCTGCACCCCCCGCACCTGGACCTAGCGTAATTGATTCTTTTAGCTTACCTACAATTACAGGTCTTGGTTACAGTTTAAACAACGATGCAAGCCGTGTCACCATACTTTGGAATTCAATTCGATCAGCGAGATCTTTTGTAGTTCAGTGGTCGGACAATTTAACAACCTATACAGATACGATAGAGGTTACTGATAATACTGTTACATTGGATGTGCCCTACACACCTATGTACATCCGTGTAGCAGCCATAACTGATTTGGGACAAGGCCCGTGGGCTGGTACTACTTTATCACAAAGTGATACGGAGGCGGCAACACCAGTTCTCCCGTCGAACGTTAACGTAGTATCTGGTTACGGCTCGTTGCAAGTATACTGGGACACACAGGCCGGTGCCGACTTTTATGAGATTTCTGCTAAGGCGCTTTCGGGTCAGGCACCTACAGTAGACGCAACAAGTGAAATACCCAACTATCTATTGGCTGGACTTGGGGACACTGAGATTTTATTTTTCAGGGTTAGGGCTGTCAGAACTCTACCCACAGGTATAATTCTTTATTCCGCATGGTCTACGGAGGTTTCCGGAACAACCAATGCTGTTGTAGGTGGGAACTTTTATGGGCCAACTGCACCGGGCGATCCTGGTGCAGTTGGGACTCTGTGGTTTGATACCAGTGATGGCAATAGAATCTACCGATGGAGCGGCACCGCTTGGGTAGACGTTCAAAAAGTCTTGGAAGCTGATGACTTCGGTCTTGGTATCCGTCCAATTCAGATTGTATCGGTGCTTCCAACACTACCAGATGGCGATTACCCTGTGGGGGCACAGGTAACCCTATCCACGGATGATTACAGACTTTACCGTAACAACGCTGGCACCTGGGACTATTCAGTCAATTCGACTCAGATTGATGACGATGCAATAACCACGGATAAGATTGCGGCTAATGCTATCACGGCCGGTAAGATCGAAACAGGTGCAATCACCGCCGACAAGGTTGGCACCAATGAGATTGTTTCCACACTGGCCAACTTGTCCCAAGCTGTGATCGATGATCTATCTGTTGGAAGTATATCTGCGGGTGACATCACAACGGGTACAATTGACTCCGCCGTGTTTAACCTGAATGGCACTGGTGGTGTGATTAAATCTCAGAACTTTGTTAGCGGAAGTGGTGGTTTCCGGATTCGCGGTAATGGTGATGCTGAATTCAACAATGTCACAATCCATGGGACAATTGAACAAAGTAAAATCATTGTTGATGAAAATGTGTACCTGTATTCCTCGGACGCACTAACTAAGCCTGCATTGCCAAGCGTGACACTTACAGTATCACAAGGGCCGGTGGGGTGGATTGGGGGTTATCCCAATTACAGATATGAATCACCGTCATTAACTTTTTACGGCAGAAACGCAACCGGCAGTACAACTCAAAACCGAGTGCTTAAAGACAGTGTGCCTCTGAACTTCTCAGGTACTTACAGTTGCTATTTTGGAGAGACTTCGAGTTGGCAGCCACCGGAAATTCAATACACCTTAAATAACGGGTCATCTTGGACACGGCTTATGTACACACACAATGATCTGTCTAGGTCATACACAAATGCTAATGATGATGAGGTTACTGTTGTTGATGCATACTTCTCAGGCCAATTTAACGTGCCTGTTTCTGCGAACCAACAAGTGAAGATACGTTTGCGCAACTTTGTGGGTACTAGAAGACCCGCTAGCAACTTTATTAATATGACAATAACGGCACTCAACTGGTAAAAAATTATGGCACTACTAAAAAAACACACATTAGAAAACGGTGTCCCCGTTGAATACTGGGCAGCCAAACAGTCCACCGAGTTTGATTATCACGCACAGGTCTGTCGCTTGTGGATCCTAGCATGGGTAAGTAAAGAAACCAGAGACGGTGGCTCAGTATATGTACACCAGGCGACCCGTAATTACTACGTTGGCGTTGAAGACTTCAACACCTACTTCTCCGACGAAGTGCTCAAGCAAGAAGGTAATTCATTTAACTCTCAGGCTTATGCATACATCTTGGCAAATGATCCATTCTTTGCGGACGCTGTTGAAATCTAAACTCTTGCGAGATCTTGCAAATTCTTAACGGCAGCTAGGAAACCTTCTTGGCCCTCGCCACGTGCCCTCAGGGCTTCGAGGACTGCGTCATCTACAGTCCCCGGGCAGACAATCCTTACAACCCTTGTCTCCTCTTTTTGACCGGTTCTTGCAAGCCGGGCGTTAAACTGATCATATAGCTCCCTCGACCATGTCGGTGAAAACCAAACCGCTATACGGCCACCGTCCTGCAACCGGTCAACACCGTGTCCGATTGATCGGGGATCGGCTACAAGCATGGGTATCTTACCGGCGACCCACCTATCAAGTGTGTCTTCACGAAATAGCTCAGCCCCGTTGCAAGATTTCAAGATTCTTGATTGTTCATGCTTGAAGGCGGTGGCCACTAGGACCGGCCCAGGGTTGTCTTTTTGGAACTTCTTTAGTGCTTTGATCTTGTTGTCATGGACCAGGCCGACAGAACGATTCTCATAGTATACAGCCCCGGAGGTTACCTGTAAAAGTTTGTTCATTTTCACCGCAGCATTCACGGCAACAACTTCTTTCCCATCCTCCAGCTCGGCCAGGAACTCCTTCTGGAGTTCTTTGTATACCTTGGCCGCTTCCTTTGGCAAAGAAACCTCAATGTCCTCAACGCTTGTTGGTGGTATGTCCAGCCAATCCTCGGACCTAAGTACCAAAGAGAGATCAGAAAGCTTCTCGGTTATAACCTCATCAGCCCCAGGACGTGCTAGCCATTTTGGGAACTGTGAAAAAGCATTGTCAGGTTTTAGATAAGCCTGGCGAAACCCATAGAATGATTTACCCAAAAGATCACCACCATCTAGGAGGCGGATTTGAGAGAACAGGTCAATTATACCATTGGGTCTTGGGGTGCCGGTAAGGCCCCAGTGGCGGTCAAAGAGGTCCCGATACTTGCGGATAGTGTTTATACGTTTGCTGCTATGTGATTTAGCCTTAGAGAGCTCATCCCATATGATCGTATCAACAGGCATGTCTTCTTTGTTAACGCCCTCAAGGCAAGACTTGCAGAATTGTGGTATCCTTTCGTAGTTCAGCAAATAGATATCAGCGGAGCCATCCTTCCATGCTTGCATACCCTCCTTGGTTCTCAGCAACGCAACCCTCATCCATTTAAACTTATCCCACTTCTGGATTTCATAAGGCCAAGTTAACACTGACACTCTAAGGGGTGCCACAATTAGCGCACCCTTTGTGGCACCCTCACAAAAAAGATCGTCCAGTGCCGAGAGTGTCATTGATGACTTGCCCAACCCCATCCCGGCAAAGAGTGCGGCTACATTCCGATCTTTCAACCATTTGATTCCTATGTCTTGGTGTTTAAGGGGCCGGAATTGCATCTGATATTCTAACTATTTTTTCTTTCTGATTACGGGTAAAGGATCTGAGCGTGTCCATCTTTTTAACGAACTTACGATCTTCTCTGCTCATCAACTTGTAGAACTTAGGTTTCTTAAGCCTATAGAGAACAGACTTTAATTCAAAAAAGTTTGGTGGGTTCTTCATTTGCAAATTGAATCAATAAGAAGTTTCCCCGAAATAACATCGTCACACCAAGCAGCGTTGGCGTTGTTTTCTTTCAGCTTATTAATTTCACGGAGTTGAAGTTTAGTTGGCTTTTTACCGGGGGCTTTAAGTTCAAGAAAAAGAACCTCCCCTGATGGGGATATTACTATTCTATCAGGTACACCTCTGTTGCTTGGGGATGAAAACTTATAGTATATGCAGCCCCTCAATTTGGCATAACTACCTATTTTCTTCTCAACTTCCTTTTCAAGCATAGGACAAAGTAACCGGTATCATTTGTTCCTTGGGATTAAACTCTATAATCTTCTCCATGATGATGACCCGCTCCGCTTTTTGCAAACGGATTATAAATTTATTGATCATTGGGGAGCGTGGTCTCTTCCTTTCAAGTTCAATAAGGATTAACTTTTTTAGGTCCTCCGCTGAAGGTGGATTGCTAGAAAGAGCGGAATTCATTGCATTCCAGCAGTTTAAATAACCCGCGCTTTTTAATCGCAGTCTGTCCTCTTGAGTAACTTCAGGAGTCTCCGGAAATGGTTTAAAATTTTTCATGGCACATATAATAAATGGTTTTTAATATTTTTAGTCAAGGTTTAGTCTTTGCGATAGAATGGTACCTCGGAACCCTCCGCTTCAATTGGGAGACCGTCCGCCCATTTCGGTAAATCACATAGTATCTCACAGAACTCCTCGATGCTTTGACCAGGCTTAATCTTGGCAAGGGCCTGGTCGTGAACCAACATGAATATCTCATAGCCCTTGGCCTGTGCCTTCACAGCACCGTTTGACATAACGTCACCGGCCACGGCTTGAGTTGCATTCTCCAAAAGCTTACCACCATAGGTTGATACCCAGCCCCACATGTTAGACTTACCCGGCACCTTACCCCAGAATACTATCTCTTGGCTTTTATAAGTGTCCCCCTTGTAAGTCTTCTCGACCACATCCAACCGAGCCCTTGGATAGATCAAGCAGTGACCACTTGGTACACGCATTATTAGAGCAGGGAAACCACATTCATTGCCATAGCAAAATACTACCTTGTCAGTGCCATTGAACTTAGTCCCCGGGGCCTTGATAGCGGCCTTAGCGGCTTCATTGATTGATTTCCAGGATGCTGAAACCTTGTTATTTACCTTCCGGAAAGTTTTGATCGCCCGGCTGGCCAGGTCTGAACTTACATTCTGGCCGTACGCCTCACAAGTACCTTTAAACTTATCCTCACCCATGCCGAAACCGCAACCTAGGACCGCTTGCTTCCCAACAAACCTTTGCTTCTTGGTGACCTCCTCTGGCTCTATACCAAAGATGTGTGACGACATTACCTTGTAGATATCTTTATTGGCCCTGAATAGATCAAGGCTATCCTCCTGATCACAGAGCCAGCAAACAATCCTAGCCTCAATAGATGCGTAGTCAGCGTCAAAGAATCCACGCTCACCCTTGGGCTGAATGAAATGTCTTATACAAGATGCAATTGCAAGAAGCGGGTTGTCATAAAGCATCTCTAAAGTGTCTAGCTCGAGTACACCAGAACAAAGAGTACTGTAGAAATTTTCAGTGTCATTGATTTCAGGCCGTTTAAAGTTTTGTGGCTGGATAATTCTGCCAGCCCATCTGTGCGTCCTTTCGGCACCGGACCACATGAGGGCACCACGGACGTAGCCATCAGAGTTAGCCGCCGACAACATGGTTGGTATCTTTTTAAGAGCGGCAAAGCCTAGAAGTGACCGTATCTTTAAAGCTTCATATGCAATTGAATCCATCCCGATTGCTTTAGGGTCAGTTCCCAAAACACCTGAGACCGTTGCAACCTGTAGGTTCTTACCAGGATATCCCTTGGACTGGAGCCACTCAACAAATTTTATTGTTTGGGTTGGTCTAAGGCCAACGATTTTCTCAAACTGTACCGAAAGCTTTTCGTTCAAATCATTTACTAGTTTGTCTGTAGACAAAAGACCATCTACGTTTACCGGCACACCACGGTCGTTCATTTTTGCATCAAACAAAAATCCTTCTAGTGGGTCACCTTTAAGATCAAACTTTTTCAAAGCCTTGTGGACTCTTTGCTCCGTCCGTACGTCTTGTAGACAATAAGAACCAAACTCTTCAAACTCCTCTGGGTTATCCTCAGGCATGAATCTCTGTCCCTTCTTTTTACCGGAGGATGCAGGAATGCTAAACATCCGAATAAGCTTCTTACCGGAAGTGTCCTTTAACTCATCCAGTCCTAGAAAGGAAGCACACTGTGCCAGGCTTGAGGGTATTGCAGCACGACGAGCCATTGAGGCCGTACAACGCCATTGTGTTATATCAGGGACCGGCAAAGAAAATGTACTCTCCCATTTGTACTTAGAGATAGCATTTTCAAATTGTGAATTGTGTGCGTATATCAAAGCATCTTTGTTATCAGATACCTCACGCAAGAGTTTCAATGCTGGTGCATTTTCTTTGTCACTTGCATTTACTGACCAAAGCACGGGCTCTGAATCCCCCTCCGCAATAGCGCAGAGGAGGATTTTAGTTGATGGGTCTTCAGCGTACCTGTAAGCGCCATACTTTTTAAGGTCAGCACAACTAAAGGTCTCAAAGTCTAAGTGGTACAGAGCCATACTAAACGTCCAACAAATGAAAAGCTTGGTCCAGGTATTTATCATACCCACTTTTATCCCCGGCCGCCTCAGCAAGGCCCTTTGCCACAGCATTAACTTGATCTTCAAAGTCACAGGATATTGTGGTTTGCTCAATCAACTTTAAAGCTGTTTTGGTTTCGATGTAATTACCGACCTCCCTAGCGAGAGCAGGGTTGTCATTTAATAATTTTGCAATTTCTAATCCTTTATTTATAATGTTCATAACTCTTAAACGTTTTTTGGTTTTAAGTGTAGAAAAATGCCCTCCTCAAATCGAGGAGGGCAAAGTTTATAGATACTAGTCGAGCATTGACTCAGAATCATCTTCGATATCATCAAAGACAGAACCAACGTCTACACGAGCTTCACCGAATGGGTCACCATCCTTGACAAACTGTACGGCCAAGAGGTTTGCGTTAATACGCTTACCAAACTTGTTATTTTGTGCCCACAGTGTAATAACTGCGTTAACATAACAACCGGGATAAATCTTGTTATCATCCTCAGTTAAAGGAACAGACTTAATCTTATCCACAACCTGAGGTCGGTTTTTGTTTGATGCCGATACAAACATGATACTCTCACCAAATCCATCCTTTGGAGAACCATCATCATTTGTTTTTTCAGCGCCATCACGCAAGCAAACACCCTTGAGTGCTTTTGAGTTACCCTTGAAGTATTCCTTCACTAGTGAATCAATACCATCTTGGATACGTTTGATATCCTGTGCATTTTCCTCTTTGTCCATAATGAACGTAGCGGAATACTTTGGATCTGTTTGTTCTCCACCCGCTCCTTGGAAGCTACTTGCCTTGAAAAGGCTAGGAAAAGAGAGGCGGACATTCTTGATTACGATTTGCATACTTATTATTTATTTTTGTGTTTTTACTATTTATTGCCAGAGTGGCAATGAGAGAGATATTTTATCTTTGAAAGTTGTCAAATATTTTTTAGATATTTTCAAAGTTATCAGTTATTTCATTTATAATTGACTCACGATCATCATCGGCGGAAACCAGGATTGGTGAGCCAGGTTTGCGGTCCGTCAACTCCAGGAAGCGGTTATTGAATCGAGTTGAGAGTTTTGTACCTTTAAGTAATTTCTCAGCTTGTGCCAAAGAGATTAGTTTCTTGGTGTAACGTTCCTCGGCTTTCAGCTTAGTTTTAATGAGCTTGTCGGCCTCCTCTTCATTGGTCCACTTGCGTTGACCACGGTTGCCATTTACAATCTTCAAACCGTCCACCTTGACACCTTTCAGTATCCTTTCTTTAGCATCATCAGTTATGGAATTTACCCACTTGATAAGTGCCTTGCCATGGTTGACAACAGTGGCAATTTGTTTGTCGGTGAGACTTTCAATATCTGGGCCAACAAATTTCTCAGTTTGCTGAGTTTTAACATCCGTTAGTTTTGACACCGCTTCGATTGAGGCGTGGCTGAAATTGTTTGTAGCATACTCCGCTCTTGCTGAACATACACCCTTGGCCGGACAGAATTGGCATCCATCTGGGCTTGGGTAGAAGGCTAGATCATAGCCCTCAGTGATGTCTGCAACCGCACTTGTAATTGGTTTACAGAACTCAATCAGTTCACCTAAGTCTAATGACCAAACACGTGTTGGGTTATCACCCCTTGTCCTTGGTTGGTGGATTGAAATGATAACAGCAGTATCTGGAGTAAAATCAATTTCAGACCAAAGGTGTTCAATCAAAGACATCGCATAAATTGCCAACTGCGAGTTGTCCTTGGCATCAACCTCGACACCTTTTCCATATTTTAGATCAAGGATCTGAACACTTTTTTCAGAAACCAAAGCATAATCAACGGTGCCGGTGTCCTCAGGTTTGTAGAAGAGAGGTACGGAGCTTTCAATAAGCACTTTGTCGCCATCTTTGACCAGCCTTTTGGCTAGGTTTACATAGCTGCCCACCGCTTCACACATCTCGTCGGAATCATAATCGTTTTCAAGGACCGATGGGTGAAAAAGGATATCATCCAACTCCATTTTCCCCTCGAGTATTTCTGAGGCAAATTCATGTGCCAGGGTGCCTTCCTCCGCATAGGATGAAGTACTACCGAGTTTGATTTTGCCCTCATCGGCCAACTCGTCGATAAAGCTTACGGACCTTGTACAGTCCATCCATCTTTTAGACGCACTTGGCGCTAGTTTTGAGTGAGTGCTCATTAGTTTGGGCAGTCCTCAAGTTTAACTCCAGCGACATCCTCAAGATCTTTCAAAAATGAATCAGTGTCCCCGCTAAAAGCTGTTAGGTTGGTTACTCCATTCGTTTTAAGAACCCCCGAGAGTGCATCCTTGTCTTTCAAGACTTTTACGATGTAGGTCGCAATGACACGGCAGTCCTCAATGGATGCAGACGGTTTATTTTTATCTACAACCTCCGGCTCTTCTACTACAACCTCCGGCTCTTCTACTACAACCTCCGGCTCTTCTACTACAACCTCCGGCTTATGATTTTTGTAAACAGGAGCATTTAAAAGTGCATCTGTGTTTTTTTCGAGTGCTTCAAGAAGCATCTGTATTTTATTTTCTAGTGACATAATTTTCTATCTTTTTTTGGTTTAGTGAAAAAAGTACCGCAGATTTCCCGCTGCGGTGCCGGGTAATTTCCCCCTTAAATTACCCCAAAAGAAAGGGAGAAAATTCAATGAGCCAACACAAAAACCGTTTATTGTTATGTTGTCAAGCAAAGTGCTGTTTTATTTTTGGTCGTCCTCGTCCCTCCAATCGGGATCAATAAAACCCATACCTGACTGCATTGCCATGTGTGTTAAAACATCCGCAACCAGCTTCGCTCTATTTGAGACGTTCTCATCCCCTGGTAGAATTTCAAGTAGCTCATCACAAAGCATATCAAACATAATCTCAGCCTGTTCTTCACTTGGCTCTTCCTTTTCCATAAAGGTTAATGCCTTTTGAATTAAGAAGCTGGTTGCCTCCTCAGTTATTATTGTTTTGCCCATAATTTTTTAACCTTTTTCCAATATTTATCAGTGGATGGTTTTTTGTAGCCATTCGGACCACCGTTGTGGATTCTTGCGATGTCTTCAACTGTCGGCTCCCTGCCTAACCTCTCTTTAGTTGCATAGCGATCCATGTAGGCCATAAAGATCTGAATAGCCACATCCCTTTGAAAAGCATCCTCATGGATCCAATCCTCCCCGGCATATTCAGCGGCATCCTGGACGTATGCAGCATGCATCTGAAGGCAACCGTAGGCTTTCCCGTCATCTCCTATTGCAAAATCATTGCCACCAGATTCGACCATTATAAGTGCAAGTATAAGTGTCATATAAGTCATAGGTTAGCTTCTAAAGTGTTTCTCGATTTTGTTATGCTCGACGTATAAATCAAAGTCGCGGTTAAATACAGCACGGTGTGTGACTTGCAGCCACTGGCCTATGTGCTGTGGTGCAGTGTTTCGTTTCTTTCCATCTACCCCTGCCCTTGCCAGCCTGTCTTTGATCAACTGGTTTGCTTCGGAGTCAATAGGTTTCCCACCATCATTGAGGCGGTGCATGTGATCATTTTTTGTGTATTTTTTAGTCATAGTTTGTTTTTTAATATTTCTTAGTGGATTTGGTTTAGTTTTTAAGGAATATAAACGTATAGCTTCAACGTGTCGCTTGTGACATCATTTCGTCGATGGAGGCTTTAGGTGTGCCTTTCTTTACACCTGTGCTGTTTTCATAGTAATCCAAGCTTCCATCTGCATCACGCTCCCACTTCTGCCAGTAGCCATTGCTGTCCTCGTAGTAAGTAGGACGACCCTCGGCGTCACGCTCGTACCTCTCCCAGTAGTCATCACAGTAGTCATCACAGTCCTCGAAGTAGGTCACTCTGTCATTGGCATCCCAAATCT